ACGTAGCCGTGAACACTGCTCGGCGCCCCGGTATTTACTTTGTTGACATCAATGACAGGAAGGCCGAGCAATCCTTGCCCGATTGTTCCGTGCGAAAACTGGCCGCCTGAAAACGAGAGGTCAGATTCTCGGTCAAGGGTGACCGTTGAGCCATTTACAGCCATCACTGTCCCGTATAGGCGCTTAGCAAAGCCAATGGCAGCCCCCGCGTCATGCGAGGCGGCGGTAGTACCAAATGCCCCGCGCTCACTTACTGTGACCGAGTCGCCTGATAATGCAGAGTAGGAGATCAGCTCATTGCCTATGCGCAAAACGCCGGAATCGGGCAGTCCCGTTGCATCAGTGAGGCCGATAAGCGTGTCGGTGCCAGATACAGTAGATGTTAAAGTGGTTTTTTGAGAATCAAGCATCCCGCCTGCATATCTCACGGCAACCCTGACTCCAACCTCAACCCCAGAAAGGTCGCCAGTGACCACGAAGTCACCAGATCCGGCCGTAGATGAGCAGATCAAATCTGTAATACGTGTGGATATCACGCTGGGCGCTAGGCCGTCAGGGCTCTTTAGAATGACCCCCGGGATACTGAAAACTACGCGGGAGTCCTGAATAATACCTTTGACCTCATAAACGCCCGGATCAATGGTTACAGTTCCTCCGCCGACTGATGCGAGATAATCGTTAGCGGCCTGAATCGCTGCACGATTGGTCTCATAATCTACGGATGGGCTTGCGCCATAAGCATTCGCGGAAACTTTTTCCAGTCCTTCTATGTAATCGCTAATGCTGTTGACTTTCTCTCTCAGAGTTCCACCATTGAAACCGATCAAATCAGCCCCATTTTCGGCAGCTAAATCCTGCCGCAGAACCGCATCCCCGGCCGAAACAAACGCCCCGCCTTCCGGCATCCCGGAGCCGGTCGTGGTGTACGGCAAATTAGTGGTGCCAGACACACGCCAGAACTCGCCGGCTGTGTCCCGGACCACCTGGTTGTACCCGGTAATCTCAATGCCCGCCGCGTAGTCGCCAACGAACTCATAGCCACTGGCCGCAATGAAGGCAGCGAACTCATCTTCCATGCCCTGCCATGACTTGCGCGACTTGCCCAGCCGATCGCCATAGGCTGGCTTATCACCCGTAACCAACTTGTCGGCCACAGCGGCATTATCAAAAAGGTCACGCGGATCAGAGCTGCCAAGGGGGTTGCCGGTATTGAACTTGGGCATAGGTCGTTTCCTTCAATTGGGCACAAAAAAGCCCGCTCAGTGGCGGGCTGTGTTGGTTCGTGTTCGGTTAGCGGCGGTTAAGCTGGGGGCGCTGCGTCATCATCCGCGTACACTCGTTCGTCGTAGTTCGTGGCCTGAGCGCTCACCCTGTTTGTTCCACCTGGTGTGATGTCCTGGATCAGCGCCGGGAATGTCCACTTGGCACTGGTGCCGAAATACACATGTGGCGGTTCCTGCCTGGCCGTCAGATCTGGCCATGGCTGAGGAATATCGGCTATGATCTGATAGTCGGTATCACCGGGCGCGGCTGAGAATGGGCCTACCAGATAGCCTTCGGAATCCCGGTACGCAACTACATGATTCTCGCCATCCACCCATTCCATCGGTTCATTCACGGTTACGAGAGCGCCGCCAGCGTGCGCCTCAATGGCCTGCATGATGGAAGCCTTGCCATAGCCCGGGATATCGTCAATCAGAGGCACGTATGACAGATAGCTGGAGTTAAGCGCATCCAGTTCCGTCTGGAAGTTGTAGGTCCATCGCCGGTATTCCTGTACCCGACGTCGCCTCATACCAATGCGCCAGGCACGGGTCTCATCGGTTACGCCGTCGAGCTTGATCTTGTCCAGCTTGATGCTCTGGTCCCCGGGAAGAAGACACTTAACGGTTTCCTTTGTCCAGGTGCCGGCCTTGGTGAATTCAACTTCTACGCCGTCGGCCTCGTCCGGCTGTTTGCCGGTGAAGGTGCGCTGCAGTGGGCCGGTCATGTTGGCGGGGCTGTACCCTTGCTCAAACTGGGTTCGGGGCTCATCGCGTACCGGGGTTATCACGCCGTTGTCCAGCGTCATGGCGGCAAAGCCCGCGCGCAGGATGGTGTCGATCGCATCCTTGGCCGTGCCAGAGCTGAAAACGTAATCGAAGTAATCGCCACGGCTGGCCCACAGATCATCGAGGCGCTCGAACTCGTCCACATCGATCTGGTCAGTGCCATATCCCAGGGTGCGGGCAACGTAAGCCGCGGCACGGGATATGGATCGGGTGGCCGTTGCCATTCCGCCAGCGACTGGCTCAAGCATGCGCAGAACTTCGAGATTGATCCGGTTGTTTGACTGGCTTGAAATCTCGTCAGACCCGATGATGTCCACGGCCATGGTGGTGACGCCAGGGTAGCTGTCCACCGTGGGAAGCCGAGATCGAAGTCCGGTAAACTCCAACCGGTCCAGCGAGGTGACTGAAACGTCTTCACCACCAATTCGGCTTACCCGGATTTCGGGTCTTACCGATGATGGAAGGTTCACAGAGAACGTCCAGCCTAGTTGGTCACGAGTGTTGCCACTTACCTGGCGTGTCTGTTGCTGCCACGAGGAATCACCAACGGCCCGCCACTCGATCCGGATAGTTCGGCTTCTCGCGTTGATGGACTCCTCATCGATTACACCAAGCCCCTGTGGCGCGAAGATGTCCACTTCTACGGTGTCGGTCGCTTCTCCTGATGGGCACGCAACGAAAGGGCCGGCTCTGGTTGCCACAAAGGTTTCGGCGTCCCAGATTAGTTCGACGGTCAGCGAGGTTTGTGGAAGGTTGCCGTCCCAGTCGGGGTCAGAGGAGCCGCCCGATAGAATGCGCTCAACATCAATCTGGCTGGCGCCATCCGTGCTGAGAAGGGAATACTTCGTGCCTTCTTTTTCGATCGACATAGCCCGCGATCCGGTCGTTGCATCTGCAACAGGGCTACCGCCGGTTGTTTCCAGAGTGATCTCGGTCTTTTCCGTATTGATTGTGCTCACAACGTAGGTGCCATTGACGCCCGCGTTGGACTCAATGTTTACAGTGACGCCCTGAGCAAGGTGCTGGAAGTTACCGACAAAGATGTCAGGGCTCGTGTCAGCGCCACCGCCATCGTTAACCGTTATCGACTGCGTCATTTTAATGGAGCCGGTGTTCCCTGCAGTCCACAGGTCGCCAACATCGATACCGGCTAGTGTGTCGTCAGTGGCGGAAGCCGAACCAAAATAGGTGCGCTCGTCATAGGTTGGTCCGCGCAGGCGTATACCGGTGGACGAACCGGTTGCACCTACCTCTGGGGAGGGGAACCAGTTTTCGTTGTTTGGCTCCCCGGAGAGATCTGCTCCAGGTCCGTAAATCCGAAACCCGGCGTTTTGAAGATCGTTAATTGGGGTCTCTCCGATCTTAACGCTGCCAGATTCTGCCTCGTAGTCGCCGACCCCCACCGACAACATGAGCCGCAGCACTTGTGTTTTGGTGTCTTGGTAGAAGCGCCGGGGTTGGTTAAGGTAGTCCGGGTAGCGGATGTAAAATCCAAGGCATTCCGGGACTCCCTCGCCAAGCCTTGCGGTGTTCGCCTTTGCATCGGCCGCTGAAAGATTCCGGCCTTGGTTGCCGCGACCCTGCTGTCCCGGAATGTCCGGGGCGAACAGGTTGATTGCGGCTTTCGAGGCAGCAAAAGAGCCCGCCCAGAATGGAAAGGCGAAGTTCAGAACATCGCCTCGAGGGGTTACTCGAAACTCCACGTCGTCCTGGCTGCCAATGATTACCTTTGGCCAGTCCAGTGGGTTAACAATCACACCATTAATAGAGCACGAAACCGGCTGGCACTCGCCTCGCTGGTAGTCTTTGCCGGCTAGCTGCTGGATCCACTCCTCGACGGTAACGCCAGACACCTCATAAATTTCTTCAGGCTCTGAAGGCATGATGCTGGAATAGACTTTAATCGTCATAGTAGACAACCTTCGCGAAACGCTGCTCGAAGTGCCGCAGGTTCACCAGTCGGGGTCCGTGATCTGCTTTGCCGGGCTCATTGGTTTCCAGAATCATCCGGCGGCCATCAACATCCACCACGATTGCAATGTGGGTGCAAAGTTTTCCGCGCCACGCTGTGGCTACGGCGCCGGGATAGGGATTAACCTCTCGATAACTTGCTGCCTCATCAGTCACTGCGCCGGTCAGGGCCTTCTTGTCGGTACCCTCAACCGCCCCATGTACTGGCATCCAGGGCTTGCCGAACAGATAAACCCGGGCCATGCGGGTCAGGCCGTAGCAGTCAGCGCCATCAGCGCTTCTGCCATTGGCGATATAGGGGACTTCCAGCAGATCGTTCAGCGTCATATGTATCGAAGTCCTGGGGCAAATTCTGCGGTGTAGCGGAGGCGCGGCCAGGCAGTGTTGAGTAGGTCGTAATAGCTGGCCTCGACTTGCACCATCAGGCCCTCGAAGGTTCCGCCAGTCATCGTCATCCTGTAGGGCTTGTTCGCAGGGGCGCCGGTGTCGCTGGACAGATACACCCGATAGGTAACCGTTACCGGCTGGCCTGATTCCAGAGCAGCCTCGACGGTTTCCTGTGCTTCTGCGGTGACGTTGGCAAATGCGAATTTAAGGGATTGCTGGCCGCTGGTGTTCTTGCTCGGCTCCGCAAGGTCCATGTGGGTACCGCGAAATGTGACCGTCTCGCCAGTATCCAATGTCAGATCCAGATCCTCGAAAGCCGCGCAAACTCGGATAGGTTCAGAGCCCGCAGGGCTAATCTCTAGGGTCCGGATAAGCGCCTGATCGGTCGGGGCGCTGGCATAGGCTTTCCGTAAAACTTCACTCATTGCAGCCACTCGCGGTTGATGGCGAGATCGAAGATTGATGAATATGCGATGAATTGGAGGCCGTTCCGGTACCAGTCTTCTGGCAGCACGGGGCGTTCGATAATTTCCAGCTCAGCGGTGAACCGCCAGAATCGCTTGCCGACCAGCTGCGGGCCCTGGTAAATATCTGTGAATCGGCATTCGTAATCCTTCTGCCCCATGTCCGAGTCCAACTTGCAGTTGAACCACGCGGTGCCGTCGTCGATCTCATACTTGAACCAGGCCTGAAATATCTGGGCCTGGGAGTCGTTGAGCAGGAACGACACCGGCACCATGGACGGCACGCTGGTGAACATCCGGCGCTGCCTGGCGCGGCCATTGGCCATGTCGGTTCGGGCAAAGGGTGAGACGTGGTTCAGCTGGTAGCCCTCGCGCAAGGGCATGGGCAGGTATTCAGGGAAATCGATGGTGGTTGCCATTATCGGCCCTGCCTCCTTAATCCGTATGCTGATTCAAGGGCTTTGGAGCGGGGGCCGTTGCTCATGATGTCGGACACGAATACGTTCACATCGGTACCGCCATCAGGGCGCTGGCGTTGCTCGACCTGGCCAGCTTTGCTGGCGTCTTCGTGAAGGTTGACGCTGATGTTCGAACCGCCGCCCCCGCCTTGCTGGGAGGCCAAGAAGGCGTCCAGCTTGTCGGCCTGCGGTGAGGATAAAACTCGCTCGTCTTTGTCCAGGAGCCAAGTTCCCTCGCTGGGGATGCTGTCGATGCCCTCGTGAGCCATGCCCGCAATTGCCAGGCCTGAAGCGAGAGTGGTTGTTGTTGTGAGGGCGGTTGCCGCTGGAACGGCGTTGCCGCCCATGGTGGCCAGGGATGCCAGCGCCGCAGCCGGAGCCCATGCTGCGCTTGCTATGCCGGCCTGAGCCACAGTGGCGGCAGTGGCACTGGAGCCCACAACTGCTTGCACAGCCTGCAGGGCCAACCACTGAGCCGCCATCTGGCCAATCGCGTTTACAACGGAACGAAGGATTGTTTCACCGATGCCTTTCAGCGCGTCGTCCAAGGTCTGAGAATCGAAAATGACAGACTCGAACGCATTGCCAAAACCGGTAGTGAAGTTATCAATGACCGTCTTGCTGAGCTCGTCGAAGTTCTGAAGGTTTTCGTTTGCCGACTCCAGCCACTCGTCCCAATATCCCTTCTGATCCGCCAGCTGCTGTTCGCGCAGTTCTTTCAGCTGCTCAATCCTCCGCTGTTCATTCTGATATCTGAGGTAGTTAGCCTCCATGGAGGAAAGAACAGGTTCCCCCTCGAGTTCTTTGATTTCTTCATTGCGCTCTTTGAAGGTCCTCAGGATTTCCTGCTTTTCATTCTCAAATGCCTGGCGAATGGTGCTCAGCCGATCCTGAAGCTCCTTCTGCAATTCCTGATCTGAGTGAGAAAGCCCGGTACCGGCGCCAATGTTTGAGCCCCCGGAGCTGCCGCCAGCACTGTCACCACCTGGCGGGACGTCGACCGTGCCGACACCAGTTCCAGCACCCAACTCAGCAGACTGAGCCTCGCGGGCGCTTTCAATCAGTTTCAGAGTGGCTTCCTGCTCCTCCTTTATGAGCCTGAGCCGTTCCTCTTCGTTTGCGAGAACCTCTTTCGGCACCAGGTTTGGTGTTTGGCGGAGGTTGCTCAGGCGTTTTTCTTGTTCCTCCAGTGCCTCGTTGAGATCATCCAGCTTGTCGGTTAACCGGGGGATGTCATCAAACGCGGGGCCGTGAACAAACGCGGCCATTTCTTCCGCCAGGAATTGCGTTACCTTCACAGCCCCATCGATGGCCTCGATAACGAAATTCATCGACGTGACAATGGCTTCACCCAGTGCCCGGGCAGAGTCCAGGGTGCTCTCGTCGGATAGTAGGTCGATCAAGTCATTGACGGCAGGGAGCGCGGCCAAGGCGATTTCATTTTTCATGCCAGTAGCGGCACCGCTCAGCTCGTCGAACCCGCGGCGGATGCTTTCGAGCTGCTCAAACTCGACATCAGAAAACACATTCCCTGTTCTCTCAGCTTCATCTCCGAGAGTCTTCATCTCTTTGCCGCCGTCACGCAGCAGGGGAATCAAAGCCGTCGCGTCAGATGCAATGGCCTCCATGTAGAAGGTCATTTCTTGCTGAGATGCCCCGGCCGCTTCAAGACTGTCTACGTAGAGCTGAAGCGCCTCAGGGCCAGATAGACGAGCGAATTCGTCAGCGGTAACCCCTACCTTGGGAGCAATCTTCTCGAAGAAGTCGGCCATAGGGCCGCCACCGGTCTGGATGAAATCTCCAACCCGATCGTTTACGTCCTTCAGAATATCGGCATATTTGTCCGTCTCAATCCCATAGCGCCGGACGGCATAGGCGCCACGCTGGAACTGCTGCGTGGTGGCGTTTGAGAGATCGGCCATATTGCGGATCTCACGGGCGCCTTCGGCAGTGGACGCCACCAGGGCAGCCATGCCAGCGACTGCGGCGGCGCTGGCAGTGGTTAAAGCCGCGCCGATCTTTTTGGAATAACGCTCGATCTCCTTGGCCGTCTTCTGCGACTTCCGAGAGGCTTTATCCATGCCCTGCTCGAAGCCGCTGACCTTAGCAATTAAATCGAGAGTCAAGACCCCAAGAGACTTCCGCGCCATGCTTTTCTCCAGGTATAAAAAAACCCGCCAGCTGGGCGGGTTCTTTCAGGGTTTCGTGTTTACCGATTTGGCGGCTGCGAGTTGGAGGAGAAGTAACTTTCCATGACTCCATCCTTGTCAAAGGTGATGCTCAAGCTCTGACTTTTCTGAGCACCCCAGAGGCCGGCGTTGCCGTGCATCCACATCATGATCTGCTTTCCATTGGACCCTTGAACCACGTTCATTGGCGGGCCAAAGGATTCAATTGCTTCCTGCCTCGTCGTCTCGCCTTCCGTGAGCTCGAGCATCTTCTTTTCATCAATGGGCTTACCCATCTGCGTAGCGCATCCGGACAGGACCAGGACAACTGCGAAAATAAGGTGCTTCATGTTCGTGCCTTTTCAGTGAGTTCAGGCCGAAGTTTAGCAACCTATCTCCAGCTTTCCATTGCCTCTTCCATGGATATAACGGGTTCTTCATGGTGCGGAGCGTATCGGTAGAAGCTGACCGGCTGGCTGTCTTTTTTCCGGTGGGTATTGGAGAGGATGGTGGAGATTAGAGCGGAGCCCCGCTCCACCCTCATGCCCAGGTTCAGGCTTCCCCGCTTTCGCCTGTACTGCACCCATTCCAGGAATTCGACATAGCTGATGTTCTTCTGAGCCTCAGCGATCGTCCGGCCGCCAATCCCGCAGAGCACCAGTTCGTGCCAGACCTCCTTCTCTTCGGTCAGCTCTTCGTCTTTTTTCCGTTGACCTCACCGATTACCCGCAGCAGCTCCATCGTGATGTCTCTGCTGAGAGGACCACGATCCGGATCCGCCTCGCCGGTGATGTCACCAGGTTCAAATACCGGCTTGCCTTCTTTGTCGCAGATGGCGGAGGCAATGCGCGCAGCTACTGCATCAGACTTGGCGTTGAGGGATTTGATGTCCGCGACAGCGCTGTAATAGGAGAGCTTGCGCACGTAGACCGTGGCCGTCTTCTCATCCTTGCCGTCTTTCTTCAGGACAATCTCTTTCTCGACCGGGGCGCCGGTGAAGGCGCCCATGTCTTTCAGTGCATCAATGGAGAGTTCCATTATTAAGCGGCCTCTTTCTTGATCCAGCGGGCACCACCGGTGCGGCGGATGCTGACCTCTGATTCAACCAGGGCGTTGGTCTGGAAGTCGAACGGAAAGTCGGAGATGTATCCGCCCATGGTGAACCAGGTACGGGTATTGGGAAGCACGAAGCTGTAATCCCCGAGAGTGGCGGTTGCCGTAGCGCCAGAGCCGGTACCGGAATCGCTAATGGTGACTGTCGGAGCTGCAGTGTAGCCAGAGCCCGGATCAGTGACAGTGATGTCGGTCACCGCGCCATCAACTACCGTCACGGTACCAGTGGCAGTCTTGCCGGCAGCGTCTTCCGGATCGGAGAAGGTGACGGTGGTGGTGGATTGGTCGTAGCCGGTACCGCCTGCGTCCACAGTCACAGAATCAACCCCCTGACCGAAGCGCGGCTTCACTTCTCCATCAGACCAGCCAACCGCCCACGCAAGTTTTGGTGACGGGTTCATGCGGGATAGGTTCCACATGGTCAGGTGGCTGTCTCGCTCGGGATCGGGGCGAAGGCCGAGACTGGCGCTGCCCGGATTGCGCATGCCTGCCTTGTATTCCATTTCATTGCTGTCGAGGCAGGTATCATCGAGTTCACCGGAGGGATCACCGCCGGGGTTAAAACTGGTGGCGCACGCCACCTTCACGATCTCGGGCGTTTCCCCGGAAGTATCCAGGAAGAATACGTGGGTGCCCTGGGTCAACTTGGACATATCGGTTTCCTCTAGCGAGTTTTCAGGCAATAAAAAACCCGCTCAGTGGCGGGCTATTCGTGGGTTTGTGGTGCTTTACCGGGGAACGTGCCAGTCCACGTCAAAGCCGTAGCGCTTGTGTCCCGTGTCCGGGTCCGTGCTTTCTCCGTTCCAGCCTACTACGTGGGCGTGGGGCTCGATTGAATCGCGCAAGGCCTCAGCCACTTGCCGGGCCTCACTGCCTCGACGGGCGTAGACGTCGATCTGTATCGTGAAGCTGTCCATATCCGGGGTCTGGCCCATGTAGTTCTCGGGCAGGCCGGAGATCATCTGCCACACGGCGTATGGCAGGGTGACTCCCTGGGGAGCGTTGCCAAAAGGAAATAGCCGAGTCGGGCCGGTGCCAAGAAGAGCGGTTACTCCGGCATTTGCTGCGCATACCTGGAAGATTGGCGGGTTCATCAATCACGCTCCACAGGTTCGACGGTGACGTGTCCGCGCAGTGTCCGGCTATAGACCTGGTCTCGCTCGGGCTTCTTGATGCGGGCCGGCTGCGGGCAAAATTTCAGGATTCCGAGATTGGTGTCCGCATAATAAGCACCAGGGATCTCATTTCCGTTAACGAAGGCTTTAACAGGCCTTCCGGCCATGGTGGTGTTACTGACGGTATAGATCATTTGACGGCCTTCTTTCTGGCCCGCTTCAGGGCGCGATCGATACTCTTACCGTATTCCTTCACGAAGACGTCAGTCGCTTGCTGGCCAACCTGGTTCGGTACCGGGCGAAAAATCGGCTGTGCAGCCATGTGTTCGGTACCAAACTCAAGTAGGCGCCAATACCAGGTATCGCCGCCCGGGTTGCCTTTGTCACCATCGGTCAAATAGCTTTTCCCCGCCCGTCCTTTTCGAACATTCTCCCGGGAATTAGCGTATTGCCTGGCGCCACCCAGCACCCCGACCCGGAACATCATGTTGCCGGTCTTCCTGAAGGTGCGGCCGGACCAGCGTTCCACGATGTTGGCTGCAATTTTTTCCGTAGTGCGGGGGTCATCCACCCGCTCGGCATTGGCGCGGGCCTGATCTCGCAAAACCTGAGCAGCCCTGCGGAGAGCAAAGCGGCCACCCTTGCGCTTGATGTCGAAATCCAGAGACTCCAGCTTGCCAAGCAATTCCGGCAGGCCGTTCATATCATAGTTCGCGCCATCAGCTGCCATCGTTAACGCCCTCGCTGTAGGGCAGGGTAAGGTGCGTCCGGCCGGTTTTGTCGTCCTCGAGCACGCCCTCGATGTTGTAGGCCTTGCCCTTGTGAACAATACGCATGGTGGCGTCGACGTCTTCGCGGTACCGAATCTGGAATTCGCCGGTAATCTCCGACTGCCCGGCCTGAGACTCCTTGAACTCTCGGGCACTGGACGGGCGCTTGTCTGCCCGCACCGAAGCCACCAACTCCCAGCCGGGCACCATTTCACCGGTGTCTGGGTCCTGAGTCTGGCCGGGCCGTTCAATGTTGATGCGGTGGCGAAGCTTCCCGGCTCTCATTTCACTCTACCCGATCGTACTTCTTCAGGCGGTCGTACTCGCCCTGGGTCATGGACATAGTCTCGCCGGCTTCCTTGCAGTTTCCGCCGCGACAGTGACGAGTCTTCAGGACTGCATCGACCATCCGGACTTTGGTTCTGGCGTTGGCTTTGTTTTCAGGCTGCGGCTTCTGCTCAGTATCACTGGTGCTTTCAGCTTCCCCTGACTTTTCCTGTTCAGCCTCTGGCTGAGTTTTAGCCTCATCCTGTTCCGACTGTTCAGGGTTCACCTCAGGCTGGGTGTTGGCCTGATCCTGCTGGGTCTTGTTGGCTTTACGTGCCATGGGAAGATCCTCTTAATCAAAATGGAAGTGGCGGTAAGGGAGGATTAGCGAATCCACCGCCATTGGTAGTTCTGAAGTGATGGTCCCTACAACGACGCTTTCCCGGTTGGCGTACCAGTGGCCGATCAGCAGCAGCATTGCGGTTGTGATGTCGTCATCCAGCACCAGGGCGTCTTCGTCAGTCACCTCGCCAGTGTCCGGGTCGGTGGGGATCTCACCCGCCGTGGCGTACAGCGTGCGACCAGTTCGGTTCTCGACCAGGCGCTGGGCTGCTGTTGAGTAGGTATCCAGCAGCGTGTCGTCTTCAACAAAATCCAGCTCAAGCTGGACGTGTTGCTTGATAATATCCAGCTCGAGCATGGTTGCTCCCAAGAGTTAAGGGCCGCCAGCAGGCGGCCCAGTGGATTATGTGGCAGCGCCCTGCAGTGCCTTGATAGCCGCTGCATCCTGCAGCACGCAGTCAAAGCGATGGAAGGCGAGGAAGCCGGTCTGGTCGAACTCGGCGTAACGCTCTACCAGGCGCTTCAGCACCATGTACCGCACGCGACGGATCACGAACTGGTTGAAGTCACCGCCGTACATGAACTTATTGTTCACGCCAATGTCGGCGATGCCCTGGTCAACGAAGTACGGCACGTTGAGGATCGTGGCTGGCGCTGCACCGGATACGGCAGGCAGCCAAAGTGGACGACCCTGCAGGTCTTCCATTTCGGTCATCATCTTCAGGGTGTTGTCATTGAGACCGAGGCGGAAGTTCGCGGCGCGGCGGTAAGCCGGGTCGATGCTGTGAATCAGCGAATTCACTTCCTGCCAGGTGAACTCGCTGGAGCTGGCGGCAGTAGTGGTTGCGGTTACTGAGGTTTCCAGTCCGCTCGGCTGCTCGGGAGTGCCGGCGCCAGTGCCCTGAACCAGGTATCGAGCTTCGCCGCGGCCCAGGCGCTGACCGATCCGGCCGGCAAGAAACGCCTGGATATTGATGCCGCTGTCGTTCATCAGCTCGTTGGAAACGCGGATGACCTTGGAGCTCAGCTTCTTGGCACCCAGGTTCTTCATTCCGAAGGTCACGTCACCCTCGCTGGCGGCGGTGTTCTCGCCAAGCAGTTCACCTTCTTCGGCGGTGCCGTCGCTGGTGGGCCACTCAATGGCCTGGCCGTTTTCGGTGTTCAGGATCTGCGCCACACTCGCCAGACCACCGTAGTCCTTCATGGCCTCATAGACCATGTTGAGCATTTCGGTCGGAACCGTGTACCCGCCCTTCTCATCGGGAGAGGTGCCCTGGGCACGCATTTCCCGTAGGATCTGGCGCTGTTCGGGACTAATTTCCTGCATACCCTGACGGATGAATGCGTCGAAAGCCTTGGCGCGCTGCTCGTCAATGGAGCCGGCGCCGCGCTCTTCATCATCCAGGTTGTCGCGGTGCTCTTCCTCGTGCTCTTCAACGAAACGCTGGTCAGCATCGCGCAGTTCTTCTTCGCGCTTGATCTGGCCGTCGATTTCATCAAGCTTGGTTTTCCAGGTTGACCACTCGCTGCGCTGCTCGTCGGACCAGGTGGTGTCGCCGATCTTGTCATGCAGGTTGCGCATGTTCCGGGCGACTTCGTTGTACGCTTGCTTCAATTCATGGAGTTTCATCGTATTCAGCCCTCCGGGGCGGTATTGGGGTTCAGGCGTGGATTAGTTCAAGGAAGCGCTCGCGGGCGCGGCGCTGGTTTACAGCTCGCTGGGCCAGACCTTGGATCTCGGCACAGCGGGCTTCGAGGGAGCGCTTGGCAGCGCCCGCATCCGGATACGCCGGGTAGGTGACCGGCGATACATCGAGCAGACGGCTGAAGCGCTGGATGGTGCGCACGATCAGGCCGTCCTCTTCCTCTCGCCATTCGTCGCCGTCTGGCGCAACACGAAAAGCGAAACTCGATCCGGTAATGTCCCCCCGGGTCAGTGGAGCCAGAACCAGGTCACGAACGGACTGGGTGTCTGGCGGGTTGATCTCATACCGCAAACCCTCGGCATCTACCGAGAGCTCCAGCGTACCGCTGCGCGTCCTGCCAAGCACAAAGTTGGGGTCATGGTTGAACAGGGCGCGGACGTCGTCACCAAGCACATCGTCAAAGGCGCCGGGGGCGATCTCTTCCTTGAACATGCCCAGGATCATCTCGCTGCGTTTGTTGAAGACAGCGCCATGCCCAATGATTCGGGCCGGCTGGCCTTCGTCGGTTTCTTCGGCACGCACCTCACACAGAAGGGCGCGCTTCTCTACTTCGCTCATGAGGTGGTTCCCTCGTCGTCGTTGGGGTTCTATTTCAGCGCGCTGAGCGGCTGGGCGTTGACGCTGACAAGCATCTGATCGAGGCCGTCCCGAGGGTTCATGTCCTCGAGTACGCGGGCTTCGTTGCGATCCATCCAGCCGTCGTTGATCGCGGCGCGGTAGAACTCCGCCCGCTCTTTGGCGGTACCGCGGAGCAGGCCGGCGAGGTTGAACTTGCAGTAATAGCCAGCAGCCCGCTCGGCTCGGGTGAACACCCGGCGGTTAATCTCCTGCTCCCAGTTCACTACCCAGGGCATCATGGTGTGGCGCACAAACTGGATGGCCTGCTCGCTGATGTTGGAGAAGGTGGCCTTGTCCAGGTCGTTGATCATGTGCGCGGGCACGTTGAAGATGCCCGCAACCTCTGAGCGGTTCAGCTTGCGGGTTTCCAGGAACTGGGCATCTTCCGGGGGAATGGTGATCGACTTGTAGTCCAGATCCG